ACTTGCAGAATCTACAATTTTAAAATGCACAAAGCATGATGAGTTTTTATCAGAAATGAAAAAGCATTTTAAATATATTAGAACTGCATCTCAAAGATTTATGGTTGGAGACTCAGAAATTATGTTTGAGTTATCTAATTTTTGGAACACTAACAAATCAGTGGAGAATAAGTAATGTACTATGGTGCGTATGGTGCAAATCTAAATATGTCCAATATGGAAGTGCGTTGTCCTGAAGCTAATCCTATGATTAGTTTTATGCTTAAGGACTATAAACTTGTATTTAATGGTGTCGCAGACATCATTAAGTGCAAGGGTGCAGAGGTTCCTATTGGCTTATGGAAGATTACAAATAAATGTGAAAAGGCTTTAGATAAATTCGAAGGCTTTCCATATCTTTACAAAAAAATCTATGTCAATCTTGATCTTCCAGGTGCTAATGGTAAGTGTATGTTCTACGTCATGCGTAGAAAAGGGTATGGTGTTCCACCAGCCCATTATTATAATTGCATCGCTCAAGGTTATGAAGATTTTGGCATGGATAAAGATCATTTGTGTTGGGCTGTCCGTGAGGCAGAAGAGGCACAAGGTCTTAAACTCAATCTAGCAAAAAAAGTGTCTAACAATGATGATTTAGAACTTGGTGTAGATTGGGAATACGATTGGGATGGTAGTCATATCCCATTAACAAACAAAGCAAAAAGGAGAATCAATAATGGCTAAATTAAAAGTAGGTCAAAGTCTTGGTAAAAATATGGTTGCCTTACCTGAAAATGTTGGCTTGGCATCAGATCAAGCATTTCTGCTTGACGGCTATACTAAAGTTCGCTTTCCAGCTAATGCGTTTGGCAAAAGCAAAGGTGTTGGCTCAGAGCGAATGTGGGTCAAGATCATTGATGGCGATAGCTTAAATGGTGTTGGTGTGCTTGAAAACGAGCCCATGTATAGTGATTTCAAACTACATCAAAAGGTAAAGTATAAGGAAAATAATGATGGCTTCCCACAATTCCAAGAACTTGCCTAGAGTTCGCTGCACAAAATGCAACGAGCAGATCCTGCGTAACCGAGAACTGGTTGTTAACAAACGAACAATCTGTCTTGGTTGTGCAGTAGAGATGGGTCTTACACAAAAGATCAAACTCGACATTAATCATAAAATGAACTGTTACAAACGTGCAGGATTGGGCGATGATGATTGTCATTATTGTTGGGTTCAAACGTGGGGAGCAATGCGTGATTTAGGCTACGAATGTACCGATAATGGCTCGTGGTTTAAACGTACAGATTTCCATAATGTACTGGTCATTTATGAGTAATTTACTTACCACTTACCAACTTACTTGGTAAGTAAAAATAGAGGGAAGTTATAAGTCATTGATAATATTAGATAAATTAAATCAACTTACCGAACTTACTTTTTACCATTGCAAGTTAATTTTAGTTTGTAAGTCATTGATTTCATTAGTACTTACCAACTTACCGAACTTCCCCCCCTATAGGGGGTATAGGGGGGTGGTAAGTAACCCACCCCATACCCTATATTTTACCAAAGCGAAAGGTTTGTGTTTTGAAACTTAAAACCATACCTATGAGCATACAAGAAGCTAATGAGTTTGTAGCGAACTTTCATAGACATAGTAAACCAACACAAGGAGGCAAATTTGCCATAGGTGCATCGCTTGATGGCTTGTTCGGTGTTGCCATTGTTGGCAGACCAGTAGCAAGGAGATTAGATGATGGATTCACAGCAGAGGTGTTGCGTGTATGTGTAACGCCTAACGCACCAAAGAATACTTGTTCGTTCTTGTACGGCAGATGTTGGAGAATATGGCAACAAATGGGTGGCGACAAAATGATTACATATACATTGCAAAAAGAATCAGGAGCAAGTCTTCGTGGTGTAGGTTGGAAAATAATGGGAGAAACAGGTGGTTGGAAAGAAAACAAAGGTTGGACTACAAGACCGAATAGAGATTGGTTGCCAATTCATGGTCAACTTAAATTTAGATGGGAGATAAAATAATGCCAAGAGTAGGAGAAGATTTGTCTAGGGAGCAAAGGCTATCTGGTCAAAAAAGATTAACAGATAAACAACAGGCTTTTTTGGATAACTTCATGCACAAAGACATGACACAAACTTCTGCAGCAAGATCTGCTGGATATGCGAACCCTGGCGTTGACGCTGTTCGCTTATTGCGTAACCCAGTAGTGCAAGAGCGTTATCAAGAGATGCGTGAGGAAGCTCGGTCTAGGTTCGGTGTAACGATTGAGAAGTCAGTCCGTGATCTGCTTAAGATCAGAAATGAGGCGTGGGAAAGCGGTAAGTTCGGTGAAGCTATTCGTGCTGAAGAACTGCGTTTAAAGGCTACAGGACTGCTTGTAAATAAGGCTCATGTGCTACATGAACAAGTAGACACGATGACAAGGGAGCAAATATTAGAAAAACTACAAGAATTTCAAGATGTTGCACAGAAACGCATGAAAGTAGCCACAAAGACCCATAACGACCCACAGACGATAGAACATAATAGCGTAACGCCCACAAAATAACGCTATCACTTGGTGTGTTCGGTGAGGCGTGGAGGGTCGGACTTCACCAGTCGGTGTGTTGGGCTCGGACTATCGGGCTCGGACTCGGACTGTTCGGTGTCGGTGCTTCTCGGACTGCCGTGCCTCTGCTTCTTTTTTTCTTTTGTTCGGTGTCCTTCCAGGCTGCTTCCAGCAAAAACGAATAATTGTTCGGTGCAGCTTGTGGCCGGGTGTGAAAGTGAACTATTGTTCGCTCCAGACCCAGCTTCCCAGCTGGGTGTCGGATTCGGACTTCACAATTGTTCGGTATTTTACCCAGTTTTAAGTCAGCACGTGCTGTGCGAAGTCTGCATGCCCGGCTTGCGTAGCGAACTATTGTTCGCTTTTCACCCAGCTTGACGCCAGGACGAACCGAATACAAAAAAATAATATTAGTTGTTGACTAATAGGCAATAATTACCTATATTAATAGTACAAACAAACGAATCAAAAGGAGTCTATTATGGATGATTTGAAATTTAATAGTGTTGAGTATTCAACACAAATTTTAAAAGATGCTTTCCCTAAAGGGTCAACTGTTTACTTAGTAATCAGACAAGTATCGAGAAGTGGAATGTATAGGCACATCAGTTGCCACTCAATTAAAGATAGCAACATCTATCATTATTCTTATCATGTTGCGAAGGTTCTCAAGTGGACTTACAAAGACAAAACCAACTCCGTTGGTGTTGGTGGTTGTGGTATGGATATGGGTTTTCATATGGTTTACACTCTAGCGAGTGTTTTGTATGGCGACGGCTATGCACTTAAAGAAAGGTACATTTAAGATGTTTTGGATGTTCTTAGTAAATGCCATCGGAATGGTTACAATGTTCGGACTAGCTTTTTACTTATTATTAATCACTTAGAAAGGGGGATTGTTCGCAAAAAGCCAGAGCTTCACGCTCTGGTTTTTTTTGTTCGTTTCTTCGCATACCTTTCGCATACTTGTACAACGAATAATTGTTCGCTCTGGTTTCCCGGTAGAAGTTACACCGGGCCGAAAAAAAGTCGCAGAACTCTGCGATTGTTCGCTCTGGTGCGGCCAGCAGGCCACACCCTAGCTGGTCGGATTGGGCACGGACTGAACTATTGTTCGTTTGCTGGCAAATGTCCCAGTTCTTTGCCCGCCCGGCTAAACCAGTTTCGGAACAATTGTTCGGTGCCGCCCGGATCACCCAGTTGATCGGCCTCGGATTCGGTGTCGGTGTCGGGCTCGGAGTCGGTGTTCGGTGTCGGATTTTCTTCCCAGTTCCTGGCTCCAGGTGCTTTTTGAGCGAACATTGATAAAAAATAGCTTTTTTTTGAGATAAAATAAAAACGAACATTTATTACTTTAAGGTATACAATGCCTATTAAATTTAGTATACTTGATTCGTAAACAACAAACATTTTAACAACATAAGGAAAATTAAAATGACAAACATTAAAACAGATAGAGCATTAGGATTTGAAAGAGAATTTGATAATCTTGCTCCTAATACTTTACAACACGAGATTAATAGAAATTATCCACATCTTAATTATTTAAGAGTAATTAGAGACGGATCGTTACCTAATGGAGGCGAGGTAGTATTTCCTCCATTAAGTTTTAAAGCAGAATCCACGTGGAATATTTCAAGCGAGGTAAATGATATTATCATTAGGCTTGGAGGAAGAATTACTAAATCATGTGGTCACCATGTCCACGTTGGTCTTAAACCAATTACAATGGATGGAGAAGAGTTTAATTTAAAATCTATTGCTAAGTTTAGGCAGAACAAATACTTTCAAGACTCAAATGATGCGATTCAATTTGAGGTAATTAAAGATATTTGTTTTAGATATGCAAAGCATCAATTAATTATAAATACTTTTTTAGCACCTAGTAGAAGAGACTCAAGATATTGTAGAAACATGGCAGATAGAGTCACTCGTATTGAAAATTGTACAAACTTAGCACAATTACAAAATGTGTGTGGAGGCAAATTTAATGCTATAAACATTTCACATCTTGAGTCTAATGGTGGAGGAAAAGGCACAATCGAGTTTAGACAACATCAAGGCACATTAAATAATCTTAAACTTAAAAACTTTGTTTCTTGGATTGTGACTCTTGTTGATTATTCACACCACAATAGATTTGATCTAATTAATCAAGGCACAAGATATACAGAAGAGTTAAGAAATACAATGCCTCCTTATTCTAAACTATGGAAAGTTTTTGAGATGTGCCAATCTGTTAATGGTGCAACGACTCAAGAAATTATGAGTCAATGTGATATTAACGATGCGAGATCTGTACGACGTACAATCAATACAATTAGAAGAAAAATTGGATGCACTCAATGTGTTATCACATTGAATCAAGAATTCTATGGTCACCTTAATGGTTCATCTAATGGAATGTACGATCTTAATGGATACAAGATTCCCACAGAGATCGAGAGAGTCTCAAATGGTACAATTCAATTAAACAATAATAGTGATTGTATTTGGTCTAATATCACAGATGAATTAAGAGAATATCTTGAAAACAGATTCACGACTTAGTCGTGAATCTATCCTAATTTTTAGGACTGGTTTTTTTTCGCGAAGCTATTTTAACAAACAAACAAAAGGTAAAATAAAATGTATAACAGAATTGAATTATTAACAGTAATTAACGAGATTGAAAAAAAGGATGAGTCAATTGTTTGGAAATCTAAAAATCATAAAACACGAGGAAAAAAGATTCCTTGTAATATGAGAAGAATCCAACAATTAAACGATATTGGAATTTTGACTCCAATTACATTTATTAAAAAATCTTCAATGTACGATGAAACATCAATCGATAGATATATTGAGATTTCAAGACTCCATAAAAAAGGATTCACATTACCACAATTGCAGAGTCATTTTAAAGGGACTCTCTCAATTGATAAAATTGATTTATCACAATTTGAAAACAGACAATTGACAAATGAAGATAAAGTTAAAATCTTAAATACAATTGATCAATTAACAAAGTTATTAAAAGACAATCTATAAAAGATTTACAGAATCGGATCGGTGGGCTATAGGGATATAGCCCACCTTTTTTTATATTTACACATAGTAGGCAGATTGCACTAACTTCACCACAAACAGCCCCCAGCTTTTTGAAAAACGGCTGGTCAAAAAAATTTTATAAAAAAATTCTTGACCTTTAGGCACTCAGCACCTATGATGATGCTATGAAGACGTACACTATGAAATATGATGGTGGTAAGTTTGACGTGCATGGCGACCCCGCACAGATAATTGACCAGATCACAGAAAATTCAAAAATGGCTTTTAGAACAAGAGAAGATCTTAAGCGTACTTATGCCTCATTGTTATCAGACTACACTGGAAAATCAGTTAGATTTGGTTCTGATGATGATTTTATTGAAGATTTAATAGACATTGGAGTATTAGAGGAAAAAAATGAAGAAAAACGACAAGAGTTTTAGTGATTGGTCAGGTGATAAGCTAAAAGATCACAGAAAAAGCCTTAATTTAAGCCAAATAGACATGGCAAAGAAGCTAGGCATGAGCGAAAGAGGGTACAGATGCTATGAAACTGACCATTATCGCATACCATTGTCCGTGAAGTACGCTGTTTTGTACTTGAGCGAGGCGAAAAAGCAGAAAAAGGGCAATGAAGAGGTAGTAAATTACGATCAGAGCAAAAATCCTTTAACAAAACATGAAGAACAACGCATTTGGAAGCTTTGTAATGCGATAGATCACACGATTGGCGATGCAGAGAAGCGTCAAGATGAGATTTGGGTAACGAGATTACTGGATCAGAGTAATAGAGAGATGACAATGCTATTGCAAAAAGCCACTTAGTAAGATACTATCTCCAAAAGACGTTAATTTTGGAGATTTTTGATGGCAAACGGACCTATGGGTGGTTTCATGCCGACACCAGCGGCACCTGCACAACCTCCTTCAGTAAAATTAGATACTACAGCTGCCAGTCGTGGCACATTTAACGAGTTTTTAAGGAATATGAATGGTGCCATGAATCCTCCATTAGCACCTATGGTGGGTGCCAATCCCATGATGGCACCCGCAGCAAACATAGATATATTTAATCAACCAGTACAAAATTTTCAATTTGGTGGTTTTGCTGATGACACAGTGGGTGACACATCTGGTAGTTTTAGCGTAGATGATCAGGGCAATGTATCAGATGATTTTAGCATTGGAGGTGGAGGTTTTGGTGGCACTGGAGGTGATGAACAAAGTTTTGTAGATGCCTTAACTGATCCCGCATCAACAAATTTTGATGCTCCTGCCACAGATATATTTGCAGATGACGCACAAGCGTCTGTAGGCACAAATGTAGGCTTGGAGAAAGCCGGTGGATTTACTGCTGGCGTACAAAAAGATGTTCCCGGTCGTTTTACAGCATTTAGATCTCCAAGTTTTGCTATGAGAGGCATTGCAAGAGATTTTAGATCAAAGATAAATGATGCTGGTGATGATGGACTAACAGTTTCAAATTACTTTAACACATTCAATCCATCAGATGACAATGCCGAGAGATTAAAAGAATTTGAAGAATTAACTGGTAAAAAAGCTGGCGATAAACTCAACATTGGCGATATGCAGAATATTATGAATATTCAAGCAAAGTATGAGGCTGGAATAAGGGATGTGCCGGGCAGTGTTCAAAATGCCATATTGAGTACAGTTAACATTGATGATGATAGAAAAGTTGAGGATATACTAGGTAATTTAGACTTAGGTAGATTAGATACAAAAAATACCATAAATCCATTTGAGGTAAATACCAATCAGGTATTTTCTCCAGCTATGGCAGGATTACCAACAGTAACCTCAAGATTTAATCAAACTAAGCCAAAATCTGATTTAGAGCAATTGCGTGATGCAGTTGCACTAACCATTCAACAAACCACAAGACCTCAATCAGATGCAGAAAGAGGATTGCAACAAAATCAAGCTATTCAGCAAGGGTTTAATTTAGGCCCAACAACTTTTGATGATGATTTAGCAAACTTTAGAGCTAATGAGAGAGACACTTCACAAAGAATAGGTCCACCTCAGATGCCAGACACTGTATTTGATATAGACACCAGACCTAGAGGACCGGTTGATACTGTTTTTGACATTGACACTAGATCAAGAGGTCCAGTAGACACAGTTTTTGATATAGATACAACAACAAGACGCACAACAACCGATGATACCGACCCTAGAGAGGACACATTAGGTGTTTTACCAGCACAAACTATAGCTGACATTGAAAGATTAAGTAATGTGCCAGTTGGTCAAAGAAAAGCTGGCCCCGGATCAGATCCAACATTTTTTCAAGGATTAGGTCTTCCATCATTTTTTGACGGCATTGAAAGATTTAGTAGAGATAGAATGGCTGCTAAATTAGCTACTGGAAAAGTGCCTGAAGATAGAATTGTCCGAAATGATAGTGGCAGGGTTGTGGCGTTAAAAGATCAATTTGGAAGGACTGTTGAGGGAGTAGATCCAAACGAACAGATCTTTGGTAGCGATGATAATCAAGAGCCTATAATCAGAAGACCTATAATTGCTCCAAAGGAAGAAGAAAAGAAAGATGACGACAGACCACCGAACATCATTGGTGGCACAGAGCCAATAGCTACGCTACCTATAGAGACACCAACAGTTATTGCAAGTCCTTTTGCACCAGCGACATCTAAGATTGAGCCAGTAACTTTTGACAGTGGGCAGTTAAACAGGTTGATTGAGTTATTAACTGGTGTATCTGCCAAGCCAGTTGTATCTGCTGCAGAGGGTGGGTTAATTAGAGCGGTAGATGATTTCTTAGCCACAGGAACATGAACCTAGATTTTGCAGAATATTTAAGTGATGATGAGTTATCAAAGATAGCTCCCATGCTTGAGAGATTGTCTATGCTTGAAAAGCAAAAGCTTAGTCAAGACAAGTACATGGATTTTGTAAAACGCATATGGCCTTCTTTCATTGAGGGAAGACATCACAAGACATATGCAGATAAACTACAACAAGTAGCAGATGGCAAGATTAAGCGTTTGATTGTCAACATGCCGCCAAGACACACTAAATCAGAGTTTGCCAGTTATTTATTTCCGTCTTGGTTAATGGGTAAAAAGCCTGATTTAAAAATTATACAAGCTACACACACGGCAGAGTTAGCCGTTGGCTTTGGTCGTAAGGTTAAGAACTTAATTGATAGCGAGGACTTCAGAGATATATTTCCAGAGGTTAAGTTAGCTGCCGATGCCAAGGCATCTGGCAGATGGTCAACGAACAAGGGTGGCGAATACTACGCAGTTGGTGTAGGTGGTGCATTAGCTGGTCGTGGTGCCGACTTACTTATCATTGATGATCCAGTATCAGAACAAGATGCGTTAAGTCCCACTGCACTTGATAGTATTTACGAGTGGTACACATCAGGTCCTAGACAAAGATTACAGCCAGGTGGATCTATTATTATCGTGATGACACGTTGGGGTATTAAGGATTTAACTGCAAGAGTATTACAGAAACAGGCACAAGGGGGTGCCGATAAGTGGGATGTCGTGGAGTTTCCAGCTATCTTTCCTGATACTAATAATGTATTGTGGCCAGAATATTGGAGTAAAGAAGAGTTAGAGGGCGTTAAAGCCTCAATCCCCGTTAGCAAGTGGAACGCACAATATATGCAAAACCCCACTGCTGAAGAGGGTGCAATAATAAAAAGGGAGTGGTGGAATGTTTGGAATCCTAGTAACCCACCTGCCTGTTCGTATATCATACAATCCTACGACACAGCGTTTACAAAAAATGAGCGTTCTGATTATAGTGCTATTACTACTTGGGGTATTTTTACTCCCGTTGAAGGAGAAGGAGATGCCATCATCTTGCTTGATGCCGAAAAAGGCAGATGGGATTTTCCAGAACTTAAACTTAAAGCACAAGAGTTGTGCGAGGCATATGATCCTGACATGATATTAATTGAGCAAAAAGCAAGTGGTACGCCATTAACACAAGAGTTAAGACGTATGGGTGTGCCAGTTACGCCATTTACACCAAGTAAAGGTGCAGATAAATTTGCTCGTATGAACGCTTGTGCTCCAGTCTTTGAGAGTGGTATGGTGTGGAGACCTGATGCTAATTTTGCAGAAGAAGTTGTTGAGGAATGTGCTAGTTTTCCACATGGTGATCACGATGACTTGGCAGACTCGATGACACAGGCTATACTAAGATTCAGACAAGGTGGTTTTATAACCACGCCAGACGATGAAGAGTTTGAGCCAAGCTATAGAAGAAAGATGGAGTATTACTGATGTCAGATGAAGCAGATAGAATTAAAGCTTATCAAGATTTAGCAAGGCGTGGACAACCAGTTCCCGGCAAGAACTTTGGCACTGGCGTTACTCCAAAAATTAATAAAACTCCAAAAATAAAAATTACAGACACCACTAAATTAAAACAAATAAAACTTCTTAAAGTAGGTGGATCAACTGATCCTCTTAAAGGCATAGCCAAAGTAATACAGACAGTTGGCAGTGGCAAAACTGGTCTTAAGACAGTTGACAAACAAAAGAAGAAAGATGCCATTCTTACAAAGCGTTTGAAA